ACACTAGGATCAATTCTTCGATCAACATTGGCATTGTGAACATACTGAAATTTTAATCCCGATCGTCCAATATTTGCTCTATAACCCGATTCTAGAATTAAACTGTTTGATGCAGTATCTACACGTTTAACGCGATCTTCAGCACTGTCATAAAAATAAATTAACTGGCCATCTTGATATTCATTGACATTGATTTGATCTTCACTTGCACTTATTAGAATTAAATCTGTGCTATTATCAAAGTATGTGTAAATTATATTACCAAAGCTATCTACCACTTCTGTAAAGAATAGATAATTTAAATCTTGATCTACTCCAACAATTTGTTCAAATGCATCTGCATTATCAATAACACCGTCGTCATCGCTGTCGCTAAATGCTACTTGGATTTCTTCTGAGCTTTGATACCCGTCTTCAAACTTAATCGAGTCATCAACTTCAAAAATAAGGTCTTGTTTGAGAGCGAGAGGATTGTTTGGCATAGTATTGATACCCAATACTCGTATTTGATCTTTGATTGTTTTTCCTGTTTTGCCGTCATAGATTTTTTGATTAACATCAAAATAAAATCTATTTTGTTCAAGACTGCCAAATATATAATTTAAAGTTCTAACACGAAGTTGATATTCATCTGCTTCTTTAGTAAGAGCAATAATCCAACTGGTGTCGAGGTTATTATTTGAGGTGTCACCTGCTTTTCCTAGTGCAAATGCATTTATTAAATCAATGTTTGGCGCAGTGATAATTTTCCATGACGCTGTAGCAACATCAAATCTAAGACCAAAATTTTTGTTTTCGGCGCACAAGTTTACAATTTGTGTTTCGAGTGCCTCTGGCAAATTGTTCACAAACTTTGGAATAATTCTACTAGCTATTGCGCCTGTAGGAATAGTATCGTTAAAAGTTACTGGGCCTTTACCGGTACTTAAAGTTCCACGGCCTGCATTGGTTCCATCGCCTACTACTCGAATAACCTTGGTCCATAGTCTATCAGTTTGGTCTAGATCGTTAGCGTCTGTAGTAACTAATTCACCTCGTTTAAAACTCTTACCGGTAGGAGGTATAAATTTAATCATTGCACCAGCGGCAACATATTTCAAAGTGTTGGTTGTATAAGAACTTACTTTTTGCAAAGTTAAGTCAACTGCGTTAATAAAATATCCTGTACTTTCATTTACATCTGAAGTAATTTGTGTCCACTGTGTGTTTATATCAGTGAACAAAATTTTATCGTACTTGGTAAAATAAAAATTATAAACGCCGGTATCTGTAAACAAAGGTTCAATGCTTTGACGAATAAAGTTAATTGTATCAATTCTGCTAACTGTTTTAAATGCTAGACTTTTTTCACTATCTTGTTTGTAAATTACTCCATCATCAGCAAATACATTTACACTGGAATATTTTCCGCTGGCATCAATAATATCAAAATTACGGCTAACTCCACTACTGGTTCGATTAATAGCTTTTACTTTTAATATGTCTTGACTGCTAGTAAGTGGTGCAAGATTATAGTCTTCTGCTGTGATCATTCTATTCTGTGTATAATATTGAGCAGGGGCTTTTGTTCTAATACTTTCTACAGTTTCTGCTGGAACACTATTGCTTACTGTGTATTTTAAACTCATACTGATTTTAAGAACATGACTTTGACCAGACTTGTTTACATAAGGAACTTCAATATTAATTCCACGCATTTCATTAGGAAGTACACTGTATGATAATCCATTGCTAACACGATAATAAACTCTAAAAGGACCTTGCGGCAAGTTTCCGTAGACTCCGTCTGCAAAAATTAAATCAATTCTGTCTGAGTTCTTAGTAGAAATAGAGTAGATATTTCTAATGTCTTTTTCGATACTGTTGTAGGCAATGTTGTTGCCTGCTAGACTAGATACTTGTGTCCACGGATCTAATTGAGCACCGTTTGCTGCCAGTCGAAATAACCACACATCACTGTTATTGATGTTGTCGGCATCCACTGCTACTTTTTCATTTGTGGTAGGTACAGCTATTGAAAAGTCTGCAAGTTCTAGACTTCCTTGTTTAAACATCAAGAAAAATCCTGTGTTGGTACTGGCGGCACCTTTGCCGTCTGACTTGTAGACGAATCCTAGTTGATTACCGGGAACTGGCGCTTCTTCGTAAATTTCTTCACTGCCCTTAAATGCGGTGCTTACCATTTCAAAAGGCATAGCACGACCGGCAACATTTTTATTGAATGTAAAAATTGGAACATCTCTGCTGGCAGTTCTAAATCTATATTGCTCTGTAGGAATTCCTTGAATTGTGGCGTTTCCTTGACTGCGGCCAATTTCAGTGTTGTCTGCCATGGCAGCATTTAGTATGGCGTTAAACTGCTCTCTCCAGTTGGGATTAGTCGAGTCATTCCATTGAATAATTTGACGGGATAAATTTCTGCCGTTGGCATCAAGGACGTTTTCAGTAGTGCTGACGGTATCGAATTTCAACAGACCTTTGCTGGCAATATTCCTCTTCGCATTATAGCTCAACATACGAGCTATACGAAGGACGCTTTCTCTACGAGAAGCTAATTCAATAAAGTTTTCTCTGCTGGCAAGATCAATACGAAATGCTAGACTCTGCCCTAAGAAAGCAACTGCATCAATTAGTGCTAGATATTCACTAGATTCAATGTAATCGTTGAAATCTTCTGGGTAGTTTTCACGCAGATATGTGATGATAACTCTACGCAAATTTTCAAAGTCGTAGCTTTTGAAGTCAGCACTTTTAAAGGTCTGATAGATCCTTGTCCAGTCCTGATTTAGTATTAAATTCGTTTGTCTAGTAGTCGTAGTCATTGTTTTTCTTGCCCTATCACATATTTACCCTAAAAAATAAACCGGTCAGTTTACTATATTGTTTGTCTTGTCAAAGTCAAAAGTCATGCGCTCGTTGACATTAAACGGCAGATAAACAACATCTGCTTGTATTCTAATGCCTTGGTCTGTACTGTCAATTGTCAATGCATTGACCTTAACTCTTGGATCGTAATTGATGATTTGTTCAACATCTTCTGTGATCAATCTACGAACTTCTGAGGTAAAGTTTTCAAACAACATATCCCAAATGATTGTGCCAAAGTTGGGATTTTCTAATTTCTCACCCTTGCGAATGTAAAAGTGATTCATTAGATCTCGTTTAACTAGATCGATATCATAGAGTTTAAAATTGTTTTTAGTTTCGTTAGAACTAAAACCCTTGTATCTAAAACTAGAACTGGTCTGAGCGGTAGTAGCTTTGTTAGTTGCTACTGATTGTTGATTGTATAGTTTTGCCATATTTTATAACTCCTCTGGTCCGGCGTCTTCTTCGCCACCTTCGTCGCCACCTGCTGCTGCTCCGTCTTCGCCGCCGCCGGCTTGTTCTCTATCAGTTAGATCGGGCTTCCAAGAAAGCGGACCTAAGTTCTCATGATTTGGCCATGGCTCGTGCATGGGTATTCTGAACATGATGCTTTCTAAAGGAGTTTCTGTATTATATCTTGCACCTACCCATTCGGCTGCTGCTGGATTAATTACTACATTTCCGTTAATTCCTAATGCTAGTGTAGGAGTAGCTGCTGTTGCTTTTGTTGCTGCACCGGCAGCTGGGGCGTCAGGACCATTAAGGTCTATTGTTCCACCAGAGAAAGTTAAGTCTGCTGCTCCCCAACTACCGCTTCCTCCTGCGGTAACCTGCATTGCTGTGCCGGATTTAATATCCATACCTGTACCAGATTGAATATTAACGCTGGTTCCGGCTTTAACATGGGTATCTAAACTAGACTGAATATAGGTACTCAAAATACTTTTAAAGTTATTATTCATTACAGAAGTTATATGATTGTCCATTAATGTAGCAATGTGTACTTCACCTTCTGTGGTAATTTTTGTATCACCTTTGACAAAAAATCTAGTGTTGGCTTCTGTATCTACACGGAAGTTACCACCACCTGTTTCGTGTACCGCAGAAGCTTTCATATTGATATTTCGTCCGGCTTCAAAGTTAAAATCACGATCAGCGTAAAAATTAAAATCTTGCTTGGTGTGGATACTAATGCTGTCTTCTGCAAAAATATCAATTTTACCGTCACTGGTCATTTCAATCCAACTAGTTCCTTTACTATTGCCTATATAGATCAAATCTTCACTGGTGTGTAATAATAGTTGGTGCCCTGTTCTTGTGCGCAGTCTAATATATTCGTCGGCCGGTATTGCTGGTTCACCGGCGTCGCCGTCTAAGGTATCTGCATAATCGTAGCCGCCTTCGCTAGCATTAGTTCTACGCTGATAACGGTCGTCGCCGTCATCCATGACAAACTGGCTTCCGCCTAATCTACTCACAGGCACAGGTACTGGACTTTGACTATCTGATTTTCCAATAAATGATTTCTTCGCACCATTTCTTCGATCTAATGGTCCCGGTGTTGAAATGCCATAAACACTGCTAGGTACATTTCTACGGCTAGTAGATCGTGTTATACCCCTAATATCATCTTCTAATAAACCTTCTTCTAAAAAATGGTCTGCAATAGGATGTACTGCTCGTTTGACTTTATCAACTTCTGTGCCTTCTTCTAAAGTGCTTGCACGACGATTTACTTCAGCAACTGGTACCAATCCAGTGTCATACTTTTCTTGTTCACCTTCGGCAAAGGCCACAGCCCTACTGGCTGCAATACCTGGAACCATGTGAGTTGAAAATTTGTCAGGAACACAGCCCATCCAAAATCCTTGGCTAGGATCACCTTCAATAAAAAATACCAATACCGTATTTCCTACATCAGGTGGCACAAACCAAAAACCGTAACTTTTTTGTGTGTCGTTAAAGTCATCTTCATTGTATCCTTGAAATTCAAAAGCTGTTTGTCCGGCAAATGGACTAGCATATCTTACTGGATAGGTTTGACCACCTTCGCCAATAGAATTACCATCTGGTCTTAGAAGAGTAACTTCTAGGCCTCCCATAAATGTAGGATCTAAGTGACTGATGATTTTAGCAAGATAGGGGCCTCCTGAAATATCACTTGGTTTATCTGCTGATTCTCTTTTTACTTGTGCCATTTATGTTCCTGGGTCATATAGCTCCCCTGTTTCGGGGTTGCGTTTTAAATTACTTACTTCACCTGTTTCGTCGTTTATAACATCAATACCGATCGAATATCCGTCCGCATTTACACTGACAATCTCAGGAGCATCATCATTAACACCAATAGCTGGCCTGTCTTGTTTGCTGGTATCGGCCGCAAATGGGTTTTTACTTGGTCCTTTGTAAGGATCGTAGTCCTGTGGCTGATTAGGCATACGAGTGGCTTCTATTGATTGCGTAAATTTTCCGTCGCTGAATTTATTAGTTACATAAAGAACCTTATAAATTCCGCTGTAGGGATTAATTGGTTCGTTAGGTGGAAAATTATACAGTCCTCCTACTCCTGAGGTGCCAAGATTAGGTTCTATTGGAGTTCTAAAAATTATTCTTATGTGAGTATCCGCTCCTTGATAATTTACACTACCGCCGGCGTCTCTCATAAGATAGGGCTGTCCGTCGTATTCATCGCCTAAATAGTTACCCATGCCGCTGTCACTGATCCAATAAGGGTCGCCAATAATATCTAGACTAATCTTGGTCATGTCGCCAGTGCCTTGATTTAGAATGGCATTCTTTAGTGTTTCTGCAACTCGTCTAGCTACGTCCTGCGCACCAGATCCACCTTTAGTTGTTTGTTTAGTCACATTTATATCGCCAAAAGCAGGAGAACTATCTACAGTAGTAGAAGCATCTGCTGAATCAGAATCAGGAACTTCATATTTTTGGTCTTTGTCTTCTTTTGTCTGAGAAGTTGCAGTTGCAACCACTGATCCGCTTTTTTCCGCTAGAGTAGGCTGTTTACCTGTGTGGAATAATTGATTAACTTGTATGTCAAATTTTAGAACATCATTATTTTGACCTGTGTAGATGTATTTGTATTCTTTTCCAATAATTTTATTAAGGCCTGGATATCCCGGAGGATTAGCTGTGGGATTTCTAAACACGCTAGAGTGGACTTTAAAGGGCAACACTCTAAAAATATAGGTTCGCTGGCGACAATTTCTCTTAAGATCATAATTTCCAATCTTAAGTTGTACATCTACTCTAAACCAACTTATTCTTCCTTCGCTGTCTAACTTTGCCGGGTCAAGGGCATTTTTTGCATAGTCGGAACTTAGTATAACTTCTTGGATGACGTTTTGAATTGTGGCTCCGGCTTCAAAAGAAAACTCTCGTTGTTTAGGATCAATGGTTAACGAATTTCTTTTAATTAGACCTGTGGCTTCGTCAGTGACATCATTTTCAAATCCAAAATTTATATTACCGCCGGAAGTGGCTCCAAATCCTAGACTACTATTTCCGATAATACCGTCACCGTAGCTTTGTGAATCTTGACCAGTTCTTCCTTTAATGGGCGCAGAATCAGGTTCTTGAGGATTGACTATTGCTCGTTGCTCAGTTTCAAACTGTTCAGCGCCAGCACCTGGTAAGCCGATGGGGTCGTTCCATTTTTCTGGAAAGACAACAATATACTGATCTGCGGTGTCTTGTGTTTTTCTTACCTGATCTAACTGTTCTTTATTAAGAATTTTGCATAGGCTGGTATTTCCAGCTACTAACATTTCTTTGATGTTTTCTCCGCGAAGTTTAATGTTGTTTACTATCTGTTGCGCAACATTAGTGAATCCTAAATGGTTACAAGGTACTGCTTCGCATTTGTATGTGCTACCACCTTCGTTGGTTGTAAAATTAACGGATTTAAATTGTATAACAAAATATTTGTTCAGTGCTTCACTGCTGCCAAACATTTGTCCGTTGTCTTTATGTCCAACAAATTCTAATTTTAATAGATATGGAGTTCCGTTGTAATTAGGATAACCTGCACTAATAGCCGCAGCTTGTAAACTGTGAATAAAATAACCCATTGAATAAGGTTCAAAGACTTCCCAGGCAAAAGTAATAACATTAGTTGAGCCGCTGGCTTTGGTAGCGGCCAAGGTCATCTTCATGTCAAAATTGTTAACAAAATATTCAGGTGCCCCAACAATAGTTTGTGCTCTCTGACCGGCAAATCGGCCTGCTGAAGAAAATACTACATTTTGTAACGCACCCGGTCTTCCACGATACAAACTAGGATCATTAAACTGATTTGGAGTAAGGCAAGCTAATGTCCACAGGGGAGTGTATGATGCAAATTGTTCAAGGATATTTTCATATGGCGGGCCGCCGGCATTTGATTGTTGCTGAAACCCGGCAAGACTGTAAAAGTCAATAGCTGGTAATTTAGCAAAGTCACTGATATTGCAACTGGCTAATGCTTCAGTGGCACCTGTTACAACTGATGCAACCCCTTCCGGAATGTTTTTTACTCCTGGGTCGTCTTCGTAAGTGCTGCCAGAATATCCTATATCATCCCACATATTATATTCCTAAGTAATTTTGTAGATTTGATTTCTTAGGAATAAAAATAACTGTTCCTGGTTCAAAGTCATAGATTGGATCTTTGATAACATCCATATTTCTTTGTACAAACACCCACCACAACTTTGGGTCTCCGTAAAGATCAAAGGCCAGTAAATCGGGCCTATTTCGATATTGATTTTCAATCACATATTTGAAGTCATCACTTTCTGCAGGCACTGGGCGAATTGACAGTATGTCAAGATATAATCTATTCTGTTTGGTCGTAGCCCAGGGGCTAGTTTTTTTGTATTTGACTGTGTTAGATTGCGTTGCCATATATTAGATATATCCCTTGGTGCTCATTGAGCCTGATGCATATTCTTGTAGGCTGAATTGACGGAGCTTGCTTCTATTGTATATAGGAGATACTGTAACAGAAATTTTACTTAGAATAGGAACCCAAGTAGCTTGACCAAAATTATTAGAAGTACATTTAATGTAATTTACATCTTCGGGTAGTTCAACTGAAAACTGTTTTACTATAACTGGGATAGAATTCAACACCCCGGGACCGTAACCGCTTAGGTTGCAAATAATTGGGGGGTTTCCGGCGTTGGTGCTTTTACCAAAAAACATTTTTGTAGAGGCTTTAAAGAATGTTGTTGCCTGTATCCAGTAGGCCGCATCTTCATTTGTTTCACAGCTAAATTCTCCAGAAATTTGTATATCTTCAACTGAACTATTTTTATAAGCCCACATGGTATAGTTGTTGTGTACCGGTTCTAACGGCGAATAGTTAGCTTTAGTAGCAATAGTAATTGACGGATTATAAGGCCAAACTACACCGTTGGTGTCTTGTAGTAAGCTAAATGCTCCTTCGCCAAATAACCCAAAGTTGCAGTTGATTCTAACACGCCAGTCTTCGGCATTGCCTGATTGTAGTTCTACAAAAGATCCCCGTTGTTCAAACTGCTCACCGCTTGCTGGTAAGTTTTTACCTCTAAACAAGCTAAGTATATTATTAAGCTGGCCTGCACCTGAGGAAATAGCACTAGCTATTCCGCCTAAGCTACCTATTGCACCCCCAATTCCTACACTGTTGATGCTTCTTCCTATGTCGCCGGCAACATTACTAATACTACCTATGCCTTTTAATGCGGTGCCTATATCACCAAACCCGCCTGCGCTGAGGCCGTTTAACGACGAACCTATGCCACCACCTAGTTGGTTAACGGTATCTTCAAGGCCACGCATGCCGGCATTCATGCCGCCACTACCGAAGCCGCCGCCAAATTGATTGGTAACAGAGCTGACTGCACTCTTAGCTGAACTAAGAATTGAGGAGAACGGATTGAGCGAAAGACCCATAAGAAATATTCCTTTTAGTCTATTTATTCTTGACAAAATGTGTTATTATATAAGTAATGGAGAACCCTATAACTATGACAATCAGTGCGCAACCACCTAAAATCAAGTACTTAACCAACAAAGATCTACTACGAGAAATACATCTAAGCAAAAATACATACTGTAGTTTTACAAGTCCCGACTACAGTGAGTATGATTTAATTTTGCCAAATATCAGCAAAATAAATGTTAGAACAATTGCTGAAGCAAAAAGAAATCAAGCTTCTCGACTAAGCAAACGAGCTCACGAACTGGCAGTGATAACAGGCGGTAAAAAGCTGCCTGCAAAAGAGTTCGAAGTAGATTATAAAACAATTAAAAAAGTAGATGTTGTGTTCCGCATCATGACTTTTGAACATATTCCGTTAGCACCGGGTCGTAAAAAGACTCTGAAGAATACTGCCGACAGTCATGACAAAGTAAACTTTCCGCCCTTTCAACATTGGAAGTTTGACGACAATGATAATTTAATACTAGTAGGCAAGAGCCACTGGAAGGGTCCGTTAGACACCGGTGAGTTTAACAAAGAACACGGCAAGATGACTAACAATCTAGCTCGTATGTTTTTAAAACTCTGTGAAAGATATGCTACTCGTGGCAATGTTCGTGGCTACACCTACAATGACGAAATGCGTGGACAGGCTATTTTACAACTTACTCAAATAGGTTTACAATTCGATGAATCAAAATCTGATAATCCTTTTGCTTACTATACTGCTGCTGTCACTAATTCATTCGTTAGAATTATCAACATTGAGAAACGCAATCAAAACATTCGA